GTATTTGTGAATACGCCATTAACATGGGAAACCACAGCAGTACCATTTGCACCTATCTGTGTTAGACTGATAATTTTACCGGCTCCAGCAATAGCGCCTGCTCCGGTATATCGAAAAACAGTATTACCGACTCCAATCTCGTCAGTCGCGCCGGTAAATTCTAAGTTTATAATAGGCTCAATAGCATTATCAAACAGTCTAAAATATGGACCGCCACTTGTTGTAGTAACGTTTTCTAATGTTATTACTTTTTCAGAAATGATAGATTCTGCATCTAATGTGTAACCATATCCACCGTCAATAAAGATGAAGTCAACAATACCGGTTGCTTCACTGACAGATTCTACACGAGCAATACCGCCTTCGCCGTTTGTAGATCCTTCAAATGTGACAAGATCGCCTACTCTAAAATTGCGGCCACGATCTTGAAGGATAACACGTTTGATAGATCCAAGAAGTTGTGCTCTTTTGGATCTATCAAATGTTGGTATATTATTAACATTTAGACCAATAAGTTCACCGTTTGTAAACGAACCTTGAAGGTTGCTGATGTACAAAAGATCTACATACCCGGCAGATGTACGACGGCGAATAAACTTTTCAACGAATGCCTTAGCACCTGACAGACCACCGATGATCTGTTTACCAACATACTCGATATTATAACGGTTGTGCGTTACTTCCAGATATTCTGGTCTTTCCCATATGCCATCTGAAACTCGAAGAATTTTATCTGCAGGGTAACTAACTTCGGCAAATGTACCATATACCAACTTAAAGAACAAGTCGATTGAACGCTCAGTACCTTTAGAACGATAAAGATCAAGAGAGTTCTTAACCAATAGTTGCTTGTTGGTAGCTGTGTCGAACTGGATATTCTTAAGATACTTTTCTTTAAACTCAATGATAAATTCATCTAGTGTAGTATCGATATCTCTGTATTGCGGTAGTTTACGCGTAGTGTTTATAATACCAGGGCCAACAGCTTTATTAGTACTGTTTGATGTATATGAAATAACTGCATTCGAGCCAATATAAGGTGTTACTATATCACCATTGGCAGCGGTATAAGAACCTGTATTTTCTAGCCATTCGTAATACGCCTTAACGAAGGCAATAAACTGTGGGCCCTCTTCCTTATAAAAAGAAGGGAATTGGTTCTCTATAAGAGGAGAAATAAGTGATTCTATATTCTTCATTATTCTCTAATCTGCTCGATTGTGATATTGATATCAGGCTCGATGATATTTAATATCACGTTCTGAATAGCTGTAACATCACGTGTTCTTGGAACTGCATAAATTTTCAACGATGTACCAGTATAATTTTGAATAATTAGATTATTAAGTCTAACTATTCCAGTATCGTAATCAACTGTTCCGATATCTACAATCTTTTTATAATTGGCACCAGCCGGCGTTACAATTCTCATAATACCATCACCGTTATCTTCTAGAACGCAATTTTGTATTCCAGTATATGTGAATGGTGTTGACGTGATTGCCTGAACATCAATAATAGGATGCTCATCACCAAGCAACGGAATCTTATCTATTAGCGGGGATTTAAAATCAACAGTAAGATTGAATGGTACATTAAGATTAGGCGTAATATACTTTACAAGATTAATATCAATTTCATTACTAACAATACTAGCATCTGTTGAGTCAATTGCCTGAACAAGTTTAGAATATCTAAACGTTTTTGTAAAGCTATTTAGGCTCGTAGATGCATAGTTTAAAATAGTATCAATTACATATGTACGAATATCTTCTGGATTTAAACCTGTACGGTTGATGTTATACTTAACACCGCCAATGATATTTAGATATGTGTAATCTGGACTGATAAAAATTGGTTCCATTGCAACAGATGAGCGCGAACGCAAGAATCTTCTGTATTCATCTTCTTTAATCTTTGGAAGGCCGTCGACTTCTGTCAGATCGACAGAAACAAAGATACGACCATATTGTGGAGGAGTTGCATCCTCGCCGCCGTATGCGGTTACTGCATTGATTTCTGGATAGTTAGCTTTTAACAGATTCTCATAATCTTCAGCCGTGACAGCGCGTTCCTGTGTAGTGAAGGCACGTGGAGCATTGAACTTTATCGAGTTGAGATCTTCCGCAACTGCACCATCTGCAGCTGCACTGAGTGTAGTAATAGCAACATTAGATTCGTTGTCGATACGACCAGCGTTAATAAACTGAAAAGCTCCGTTTGGAAGTTCACCGTTTGATGTACGATATTCAATAATAACAATTGAATTGTTTTTTGGCTTTCTTCCTACAACACCATCGCCAAATACTATTTCGTATAGATCGCCAATTCCTGGTTGCAAGAAAAATACGTTAGATGTTTCATCATGCCCGAACATTGAAGTTGCTCTGGAATATTCTAAGACAACTGAACCGTTATCTTCAAGCACACTAACAGCAATACTAGATGCATCCACATTTTTGTTGTTAATCTTAAAGACTAGTGGATTGCTATAATTAACTGCGTACGTATCACTTAGATAGTTGCCTTCGTAAATGGTAATAGAATCGCTGACAAACGATCCTCCAGCTTTATTAGTGATTACAATGTTTTCGCGTGTTGTAAATGTATATGAGTAATCATCAACACGTGAGATAAAGCCGGTGCCTTTTGGCACGACGATTGAATTCTTATTAGCATCTGTAGGAGTGATTGTTAGACGAATATTAGCTCTAGCAGATGTAAACGACCTAGGAAGATAATTCAGTTCTTTGGCATGGGAGATAACACTATCACGAAGCTTTGCAGAATCCAGGAACATTTCGTTGCTGACCATGTTCATATAAAAAGCATTTTGATAGGTGTTGTATGCCAAAATGTCTAGCAAAACTGATAAGTTACTGCCTTCAAAATCGTAGTCTTGGAACTCTTCTTGCTCAGTAAGATAAGACTTTAATGATGCCTTGAACGAGTCAAAGTCGAGTTGTGTTAGAGCTATACTTGAATTTGTAGCCATTATCGTACTCTATAAAGGGTTAAATTGAGTGTAACAGGATTAACACTATTTATTACTTCAAAATAGATGTATACATCATACGCGTGTCTTGGTTCGTTTGCTTGTACCACAATATCTACGATCCGTGCACGTGGTTCATAAGCCTCGATGGTTTCAGCTATAGTCTTCTTCAATTGATCTGAAACCATATCAGACATATTTTCAAATAATAGACTATTAATCCTGCTGCCAATCTCTGGCTGAAATGGCCTGTCATACTTCTCGGTAAGAATTAGATTACGAACAGAACGCTTGACCGATTCCTCGTTGGTATACTTAGCCAACCGCTTGTTCTGTGGATGGGCATTAAAATTCGTATAAAAGTCACTATAATAGGGCTTCTTCTCAGAAGCTACATTAGTTCTAGTAATCTTATCAATTCTGGTGACGTCTACCATCTAAAACTCTTTTTCTTTTATTTATTCGACGTATATGACTTCTATACAGTCTGGTAACAGATTCTCAATTAAAGAACCAAAACTAAATACTACCGGGAAAATTATTCTAAGTACATCACATTCAGTTAAAGGATTCTTACCTGAAAGAATATCTGCAACCTTCTTGATAATCTTGAAGATCTTACCAACAATAGGAAACTGCTCTAAAATATAACCAGGTGCCTTTGCAATAATATCATTAATCTTAACAATCAATCCACCCTTAAAGAAACGACGAGCCTTTTCAATAAACTCTTTTACAGCATCTTCCAGTTCATGAAAGATATCTTCCTTCATGACAATATCTCTTTTGTTTGTATCAATATCAATAAGATCACCGACTGTTCCAATGAGTGGAATACGGATTGCTAGAATCTTTTCAATTACCTCATCAAGCAGCTTCTCACCAAGATCTTCGGCTGCTTTGCCAGATAAGACGTCTTCCTTGGCCTTCTTAATCTTGGCTTTATACTCAGCAACCATCTTATCAAAAGCTTGTTCAACTGTAATAGTAGGATCTACGGCCGCGGTAATCAAATCATAAATCGGTTTGCCAATAATCGGGATTGCCTTGACTGCTTTGGCAATAGCATTAGCTACATTTCCAATAAAATCGTTGATAAGCTTATTGAACCAGTTCTTTACTTTATGCCAAATCTCTTCGGCCTCAAGATCAGGAGACTTAATTCCAAGACTGCCATCAAACGTAGATTCGATGCCAAGAAACTTCTTTACTTCTTCAAGATCTTCTCTAAGAGCAGCCTTTATCTTTCTTTGTCCATCTTTCGTGAACATATCAATAATTAACGGATCATACTTGTATGGATTGCCGTTAGCATCTATCAGTGTTGCTGTTCCAAGAAAAGGGATTGGAACAATAAACGGATTCGGAATACCAAGAAGTTTGGCAACATCCAAAAGAATCTCGACAATACTCTTTTTAAAATATTCCTCGATATCCTTGAATAGTTCACGTGCTCTATATCGGTATTCAAGTTCTTTTGATTTTAATGTTTGAAATGGATCAGTCGTAACACCTTCAATTGGCTTCATCACCTGTTCAATTGCAACGGCTGCTGCAATCAAAGCAAGTGAGCATTCATCATCTAGATCTAAATTTGGCGCAGACAGGTTAAGTCTGCCCATTGTTCTACCAATGTTTTTAAAATAAGCGTCTAATTCTTTCTTTCCAATCTTACCATCAGCCGGACATTCTAGCTTTGGAATCTTTGGAAGTTGGATAGTAATCGTCATCCATTAAGCCCGATTACGGTGCCTTGAATATTAACAACACCATTTGCCGATTTTATGTTAATATCTTTATTACAAGCAATTTCAATTTTACCCTCAACTGAAACGATTTGCAAGTCCCCCTTAATAACACTAATCGAATGGTCATTCATAGTAATGCTTGCCGAGTCTTTCATTGACTTGGTGATAATAGTTCCATCCGGAAAGATCTCTACATATGAACCGGACTTGTGATAGATGTGGATACGTTCTGCTCTTGGTGTATCATCAAGCTCTAAAACGTGACCGCTCTCGGTTGTGATAGTTTTATTGTGCGGATATTTTGCAGCGTATTCACTTTTCTTTTCATACAATTCATCAACATATTCTTTTTGCACAGGACCATTGCCACGGGCATAACTCGAAACAGAGTGGTTGCTATCATCAACGGCATACGGGAAACTGCCGACGATATATGACAGTTTTGAGTCGACACGGAATCCAAACACCTTTGACTCAAGACTTAAACCAACAGCAGATGTTCCTATTCCTTTCGCATTTGCCCCGGTTGTAGGCATAGAAACATGACACCAGAATAAGTTGGCATTAGATTCTAAAGAGTGTCCGATAAGTTCCTTTACTTTGACACGACCCATCTTTAGTGGATCGTCAATATCAACAACTTCACCCTGAAACCAACGTTCAATATTCATTCATAATTCCTTTATACGAGAGTCTCGGCTTTTGGAGCGGCTCCGCCATAACCATCCTTAACGATCTCTAGCGCTTGCATATACTCAGAACCCTCACCAAACGTTAACGTGTGGCGGCATTTGGTTACTAGGTAGTTACCGGCCAACATTGCATTGGTATCGACATTTGGTCTATCCTCGCCTAATGTCAAAGAATTAAATTCCGGGATTTTTGCTGTAATTACATCACCGATAGTTATAGTCGTATCACCGTAAATAGTAATGTGCGCAATGGTATTAAACAGGAACGATAGATAGTACGGTCTAATTGCAGTAGCATATGCAGACTCAGACGTCTCCGTTGTGGGATCGTATCGAACCTCTACAATACGACCTTCATTCTTTGCCAACTCGTTTTGTGATGCCGCACTAGATGATTCTGACCCCTTGTTTAACTGAATAAAATTGAATTTTTTTGCATCAACATTAATATCTTCAATCTGCTGTGTGATTATGTCGATCTTTCTTACAACAATCTTACCAGCTCCAAGTGCACGTGCAACGTTTGCATTGCCAGTCTGAATAGATTTAAATGCTAAGATGTTTCTCCATTTTGTGCCGGCATTACTGACATCTGCAACGGCAGCCTGAGTAAAATACTTATCACCAATCTTTGTGAGACCGTCTTTAATTAGGCCTTCAAATGACTTGAAGTGATAGCCTTTACTAGTTTCATAGAATAGGAAACAGTGACCATTATATTCGGCTGATATAGCCTTTAGTCTGACTTCATCTATGGCTGTAAATGGATTGACTACGGTAAAGTTGAATCCATGAAGGCCTTGTGTTTTTTCAGCAAAGAAGTTCTTCTTGGATTCTACTAGTCTTAACAGTGCACCGATCATCGTCTCACAGTCGATCTTTTCCTTTACAAGGGAAAGATTCTTGATTTGTGTAGACTTAAGTGCCTCCTTAGAAACACATGTGATTTTATAGACAAGTCCTTTATCATCCGGCGTAGCATTTGCCGGATCAACGATAACAGGATAAAAGGTATACTTTACAGAGGCCTCTGCATTGTCTTCGTACGTATTAAATTCAATATCGATGCTTTGTTCAAGGAAGTTGAAGTGGTCAAATATACCGACCTTATCCGATATAACAAACTCTGCAATTGTGGTTGGTTCAA